GAGATCGTGCTGCCCACGATCCCCGGCTCGGCGGCCTCGGGGGCGATCATCCGGGTCGCCGGGATCACCGGCCGCATCCGCGGCATGAAGCACAAGCGCGTCGACGGGGTGAGTGTTCGTCCGTCGCTCGTGCTGATCGATGACCCGCAGACCGACGAGAGCGCCCGGTCCCCGTCGCAGTGCGCCACGCGGGAACGCATCCTGGCAGGCGCGATTCTCGGTCTCGCGGGACCGGGCAGGAAGATTGCCGGGCTGATGACGCTGACGGTGGTCCGCCCCGACGACCTGGCCGACCGCATCCTCGACCGGGACAAGCACCCGCAGTGGCAGGGCGAGCGCACGAAGATGGTGTACTCGTTCCCGACTGCCGACCGGCTGTGGGCCGAGTACGCCCGCCTGCGTGCGGAGGGACTTAAGGCCGACCGGGGCGGAGCGGAGGCGACCGCGTTCTACAAGGCCCATCGCGCGGAGATGGATTCCGGCGCGGTCATCGCGTGGCCGGAGCGATTCAACCACGATGAACTCTCCGCGGTGCAGCACGCGATGAACCTGCGGCTGCAGAACGAGGCGGCGTTCTTCGCGGAGTATCAGAACGAGCCTCTCCCCGAGGTTCAGGCGTCGGACGACCTGCTCACGGCAGACCAGATCGCGGCGAAGGTGAGTGGGCACCAGCGCGGGCAGGTGCCCCTGGGCTGCACGCGCCTGACGATGTTCGTGGACGTGCAGGGCAGGGCCCTGTTCTACCTCGTGGCCGCATGGGAGGACGACTTCACCGGGTACGTGATCGACTACGGCACCGAGCCTGATCAGAAGACCGGCTACTTCACGCTCCGCGACCTGCGGCGGACGCTGGCGACGGCGGCCCCGCGGGCAGGTGTTGAGGGTGCAATCTACGCCGGGCTTGAGCGGCTCATCGAAGCGACGGTGGCTCGCGAGTGGCGGCGCGACGACGGCGCGATGGTCCGCATCGACCGCTGCCTGATCGACGCCAACTGGGGTTCGTCCACCGACGTGGTGTACCAGTTCTGCCGCCAGAGTGCGCACGCGGGTGTGCTCATGCCCAGCCACGGGCGGTACGTCGGGGCGTCGAGCATCCCCTTCAGCGACTACAAGCGCAAGCGCGGCGAGCGGGTCGGACTGAACTGGCGTGTGCCGGTGGTGACCGGCAAGCGTGCGGTTCGGCACGTGCTCTTCGACACGAACTTCTGGAAGTCGTTCGTGCATGCGCGGCTGGCCGTGCCGATGGGCGACCCCGGGTGCCTGTCGCTTTACGGCAGCAAGCCCGAGCCACACCGATTGCTGGCCGAGCACTTGACGAGCGAGTACCGGGTGCGGACCGAAGGCCGGGGCCGCACCGTCGACGAGTGGAAACTCCGCGTCGAGGGGCTCGACAACCACTGGCTGGACGGCCTGGTCGGCTGCGCGGTTGCAGCATCGATGCAGGGGGCGGTGCTGTTCGGAACGGATGCAAGGGCGACACCTCGCTCGCGCATCCGTCTCTCAAACCTGCAGAGGAGCAGGCGATGAAGAACACGGATGTGTGCACACCAAAGGCGGATGACCAACGGGGCTTGCGCTGTCCAAAGTGTGGGTGCGCACATTGGCGCGTGGTCTACACCCGCGCGAGGCCGGGCGGGCGGCTCGTGCGTCGGCGAGAGTGCCGCAACTGCGGAAAGGGCGTCATCACGACCGAACGAGTCATTGGATAAGCCATCTCGTTCCATATGCGTAACCATTTGCGTCGCCGATGGCCAAGTGTCGAGACTGCGAGCCAGACGCGACGTACAAAGTGGGGTAGACATCCAGACCGGAGGTTCCCGGAGGCGAACGGTGAGCGGCTGATCCCCGAGCGCCGCCAAGCCAAGCGAGCGATGCGCCGTGCAGGGCTGCACCCCTGTGCGGCGTTGTGCTTTTTGGCATCGCCTCTTGGAACCGCCGGCCTGGTGCAAGGACGCACGAAACGATGCCAGACCCCATTCCCGATCTTGAGCAGGCCATCCGCGACAACGCGGCCGGGCCGAAGCGCGCGCAGGGCGACGCAGGCAGCGTCGAACAGCACTCGCTGCCCGATCAGATCGAGGCGGTGAAGTTCCTGGCAAGTGCAGAGGCGGCCAAGAAGCCTTCCAAGGCCCTTCGACTCACGCGGCTGATCCCGCCCGGCGCGGAGGGAGGCTGATGCTCGGACTCTTCCGATCCAAGCCGACCCCCGCGCCCGCGAAGACGCTCTCCCCGGTCAGGGGCGGCATCATCCGTCGCCTGATTCGGGCCGGATTCGATTCCGCCGTCACCAACGATCACAACCGCAAGCACTGGGCCGGCGCTGATGGCCTCAGCGCCGACGCGGCGGCCTCGCCCGAGGTGCGACGCACGCTCCGCAACCGCGCACGGTACGAGGCGGCGAACAACTCCTATGCCAAGGGCATCGTGCTGACCCTCGCCAACGACGTGGTGGGCACCGGACCGCGTCTGCAGCTGCTCACCGATGACGACGGCGGCAACGAGCGGATCGAGCAGGCGTTCATGGCATGGGCCAAGGCGATCAGCCTCCCGGAGAAGCTCCGCACCATGCGGGCCTCGCGCGCCACCGACGGCGAGGTCTTCGGCGTTCTGGTGAGCAACCCACGCCTGCCGACGGCTGTGAAGCTCGACATCCGGCTCGTGGAGGCCGACCAGGTCACGACGCCGGACCTCTGGTCCATCGATGAGAGCGCCGTGGACGGCATCGTCTTTGACGAGGCGGGCAACCCGGTCGAGTACCACATCCTCAAGGGTCATCCGGGCGACACGCGTTGCGGGTTCCTGGGGATCGAGTACGACCGCGTCCCCGCAGAGTCGGTCATCCACTACTTCCGCTGCGACCGCCCCGGCCAGAGTCGGGGCGTGCCGGACATCACGCCGGCGCTCCCGCTCTTTGCGCAGCTGCGTCGCTTCACGCTCGCGGTGCTCGGCGCGGCTGAAACCGCCGCCGACTTCGCGGGCATTCTCTACACCGACGCCCCCGCCAACGGCGAGGCCGAGAGCGTCGAGCCGATGGACGCCATCGAACTCGAGGCCCGCTCGCTCCTGACCATGCCCGGCGGCTGGAAGATGGCGCAGGTCCAGGCCGAGCAGCCCGCAACCACCTACGCCGAGTTCAAGCGCGAGATCTTGAACGAGATCGCCCGCTGCCTGAACATGCCCTTCAACGTCGCGGCGTGCAACTCCTCCGGGTACAACTACGCGAGCGGCCGCCTCGACCACCAGACGTACTTCAAGAGCATCCGCGTCGAGCAGGACCACCTGGCGTGCGTCGTGCTGGATCGTCTCCTCGACGCCTGGCTCCGCGAAGCGGTGCTGATCTCGGATCTGCTGCCGCTCCCTGTCCGCACGCTGGTCGCCGGGGGGCAGAGTCTCCCGCACCAGTGGTTCTGGGATGGGAACGAGCACGTCGATCCCGCCAAGGAAGCGACGGCGCAGGCAACTCGCCTCGCGTCGCACACCACGACGCTCGCGGCCGAGTACGCCAAGCAGGGTCGGGACTGGGAGAACGAGCTCCGCCAGCGGGCCAAGGAAGTCGCGCTGATGAAGGAACTCGGGCTCCAACCCGAGGAAGCAAGCCCGCTCCAGCCTGCCCCCGCACCGAGCACGGAGGACGACCATGCCTGACCGCGCCCCACGCACGCTGAATCTCTGCGCCCCGGTCGAGGGCTGGATCGAGGCCGCTCCCCCCACGGGCGATGGGCAGGCCGCGACCCTGCGCCGATTCTCGATGACGGCGTACACCGGCGGCCCCATGATGCTCGCGGGCTGGCCACACCCGGTGGTCGTCGATCTCGCCGGGTTGCAGGTCGCCGGCGGCGGCACGAAGAGCCGCCCCATCCTCAAGGACCACAACCGCTCCCTGATCGTCGGGCACACCGACGCGGTGCGGATCGAGGGATCGCAACTGCTGGTGTCCGGCGTCATCTCCGGCGCGGGTCCGGTGGCTCGTGAGATCGTCGAGAGCAGCCGGAACGGCTTCCCGTGGCAGGCGTCGCTGGGCGCGATGGCGCAGCCGGGCGGCATGGAGTTTATTCCCAAGGGCAAGAGAGCGGTCGCCAACGGCCGCGAGTTCGAGGGGCCGGTGCATATCGCCCGCCGCAGCGTGCTGGGCGAGGTGAGCTTCGTGGCCCTGGGTGCGGACGACAACACGACCGCGAGCGTCGCGGCGGCAGCGATCAAGGAGGACGACATGACGTTCGAACAGTGGCTTGAGGCCAGGGGCTTTGACACCGCTTCCCTCACCGACACGCAGAAGTCCAGCCTCCAGGCGATGTTCGATGTCGAGCAGAAGGCGGCCGCCGTCACCGCGACCGCGACGGACACCGATCCCGATGCCGGCGACGACACGGACGTTGTTGCCCGCATCCGGGCCGAGACCGCCGCGGAGACCAGGCGCATCGCCGAGGTCCGGCGGATCTGCGCCGTGGGCGGCGGCAGGCACGCGGACCTCGAGGCCAAGGCCATCGCCGAGGGGTGGGACGTGACCAGGACCGAGCTCGAGGTGCTCCGGACGGACCGCCCCGCGCTCGCTGGGGGCGGCATCCGCAAGGACACGGACCCCGCCCACTCCGGCCGGGCGCTCGAGGCGGCGCTCTGCCTGTCGGCGGGGCTGCCCGAGAAGCAGGTCGGCCAGTGGTACGACGAGCGGACTATGAACGCGGCCCTGGCGGCGGACCTGCGCGGCGCTGGGCTGCACACGCTCATGTACGAGACCATCCGCGCGGGCGGCGAGTTCGTGCGCCCGGGCCGCGTGGACAACGAGACGATCCGGACCGCGTTCAACGCCGAGCGCCGGCTCATCCAGGCGGCGGGCGGGTTCTCGACCATCTCGCTGTCGGGAATCCTCTCGAACGTCGCCAACAAGACCATGCTCGCGGCGTACACCGCCGTCGAGAGCGTGGTGGCGATGTTCAGCGCCGAGACGGACGTGAACGACTTCAAGGAGGTCACCCGCTACCGGCTCACCGGCAACGGCGTGTTCGAAAAGGTCGGTCCCGACGGCGAACTCAAGCACGCCGGGCTGAGCGAGCAGGCGTACACGAACAAGGTCGAGACGTACGGCCGGATGATCGCCCTGAACCGGCAGATGATGATCAACGACGACCTGGGGGCGTTCCTCCAGATCCCGCGCATCATCGGCCGCATGTCGGCGCTCAAGCGCGAGGAGGCGGTCTTCGAGCTGCTCCTGGCGAACCCGTCCAACTTCTTCAGCGTCGGCAACAAGAACTTCATCTCGGGCGCGGCCACAAACCTCAGCATCGACTCGTTGACGCAGGCCGAGCAGCTCTTCCTCGATCAGACCGACACCGATGGCAAGCCCATCCTGCTCACGCCGTCGGTGCTGCTCGTGCCGTCGTCGCTCAAGGTCACGGCCCAGGTGCTGATGACCGAGACGCGGATCAACGAGACGACCACCACCGACAAGGGCAAGCCCGCCGTCAACCCGCACGCGGGCAAGTGGAAGCCGGTGGCCTCGCCGTACCTCAACGCGCAGGGCCTCACGGGCGGCAGCGCCAAGGCGTGGTACCTCTTCGCCAACCCGGCGGACGTGGCCGCGATCGAGATCGCGTACCTGCGCGGCAAGCGCACCCCGACCATCGAGAGCGGCGAGACCGACTTCAACACGCTCGGCATGCAGTGGCGCGGCTACTTCGACTTCGGCGTCGCCCTGCAGGACTCCCGGGCGGCGGTCAAGAGCAAGGGTGAGGTGTAATGGGCGAAGAGAACCCACCAGCACAAGGCGAAGGCGGCGAGATCGAGCCAGGAGGCGAGGGCGAAGGCCCAGGAGGTTCACAGATGTCCACGACGAAGTTCGTACACGAGGGCGCGGCGATCGACTACACCCCGGGGGCCGACATCCCCGCGGGCACGGTGGTCGTGCAGGGCGAGTTGGTCGGCACCACGCGCGTCGATCTCAAGTCGGGCCAGCTCGGCTCGCTGGCGGTGCAGGGGGTCTTCGACTTCCCCAAGGCCACCGGCGCGGGCAGCGCCCTGGCCGTCGGCGCGCTGGCGTACTGGGACGCGGCCAACAAGGTCGCCACCAAGGTCTCGACCGGGAACAAGCTCATCGGCAAGGTGGTGCGCAACACCGTCGATGCCGACACCATCGTCCGCATCC